CGCACCTTCTGACGTACAAACATCTCTAGTTGCGCGTCCGGTGCATTCATCTGCGGAATGTCAACGCTTTCGCCCGGTCGCAAATACTTAAATACGCCAGGTTCAAAGTCTGATACACGCTGCCCGTCCTGCACATCATCGCCAATCAGCTCGCCCTCAGGGCTTGTAATGAAGCCCATCTGGCTAGCAGCAGCACGCGCACGAATAACAGCCGCTTCCTCATAGCCATCCAGCTGATGCGCATCTGTCATCACAGGCGCAAAGATTGGCACGCCTCTAGTCTGGCCAGCGCGATCAGGCAAGAAACCGTGGATAACATCGGACGCAGGAATGATCTCATGCCGCCGCTGGCCAATGCTCAGCCCAGTGGTTAGGTAATCGCCAGGGTGTGACGTCAACACCGCATAATTAACAGGTCGCCCCCAGCGGTTGATTTCAATGCCCATCCGCCAGCGGTTGCTAGGCGATTGCAGCGCACCTTGATAATCTAAATCAAGCTGATCAGGCTCAATCTCTTCTAGTGCAATCGGGATTCGATTGTCGCGGCCGAATGGTTGCCGCACAATCCGAAACAGATACTCTCCCGTATCAGCCCAGCTGCCAGCAGCAAGGCGCTGGAAGCCTACAAATGATCGCTGGCCTCTTACGTCACATGAATCAGCACGACACCACCGCCGCCATGCAATCTCAACCTCATTGTTGATGCGCTCATCCATTCCACCGCCGCGCATCCGTGGTACGCGCATCTGCAGCACCATGCCATGCGCACCGACGACATTAACCTGAATCAGTCGTTTGATCTGCGCGAAGTAGGGCGTATCACGCCCCATCTGTCGGCTGCGATCACGCAACCGAGCCAAGCTGCTCTGAATCTCAGCGTCGGCGCTGGTGCCGGCTGTGATCCAATCAGCCGTCAACCTGCCGCCCTTCGCTCCTGCATACTGGCGTGCTTGACCCTTCCCGAAACCAAGAAAGTTCTTTACCCGTTGCCGCAGTCCCATCAGTTGAACCTCACAAATAGGTTGTAGGGATTGCCGCGACCATTGGCAATGCTCTCGGCTGCTTCCTCGCGGACAACATCAGCTTTCAGCTTCGCCTCTAGCTGTAGCAGTTCGCTTAAATCATACTTCTTCAGGCTTCGTGTTCCAATCCGATACTCCTGCACCGCACCGCCGGTCATCAATGCACGGATCGCTGCCTGGCAGGCTTCTAGATCCTTCCGCGCCTGGCTGCGTGCATCAACCGCAGCAGGCGTACCCGTATAAAACAGGTTTGGCTCAATCTCAAAGCTGCCGGATCCGAGTGTGAACTTCTCAGCGCCTTTCGTCGCTACCGCTTGCCAGTAGCCAACATCATCCTCATGAAAGGCGGCAGTCGTCGCAGCACTCAACGTCAGCTCCCATCCGTCGCCATACGCCACGCCAACCGCTGTGGCGCCATGGTTGTTTCGGTTGAATCGGATGTAGTACGTCAGCACCCAGCCGGTTGCACTATTGATCGGATTGCCAAACGGATCAGCAGACGCGTCATCACGCCACTTCACCGTGTCTCCGACTCTGATCACATCTGGAATGTTCACGCGCTCACCAAGATGTCGTGAAGTTGCGCCGTGGCGCGGGTTGCCTTGATCTTAGCGCCGCTCTACTCTCCTGCTTCGGCTGCTCACCATCCGCAACCGCAGATGGCGGCTCTGCTGGCTTCAGCGCTGCAACTTGGGCGGAAAGCTGTTCCCACATTGTCGCCCTGTTGTAGCGACGCTTGACAAGTTCTAATAAGGCAAGACAATATACTGCCAAGTCCAGCGGTTCATTGCGTGCTCCTTTTGGATTTTCCCACTTGAACACCTGAAAACCTTTCACGATTTGCGGGACCAGTCTTTCGCATGTCAAGCCCTTAAGGTATTCTTCAGTGGCGTTCTGACCGAAGTGAATTGATCCAGGGCCGTTATCGTCTTTTTTAAGCCTAGCGTAAATTGTACGTTTCAGGGCGTCACTTCCAACGGAGTACAAGGTTAGTCCTCCTTTTATCATTCTGCCCCGCCAGTTCACGTCAACCTTGTTCCCTTTGTTTAATGCTGGCGCTTGCCTTGAGTTGCTGCCTTTTAGCGCAACAACATTTTCGCGAACTCGCGCACGACAGAACTCGTATGCTTCTTGCGTAAAGTGACCACCTGTGTCTACGCCGCAGTATTTCGCGGCCATGCTTCCGCCATTATCTAAAGTCCATTCAGTACGCCTGATAACATCAATTTGCGCCCACGGCCCATTTGGCCCTAAATCACTTGGGTCTCCTTGCACTTTTTCATGCCATATTAGCCACGCCTCTTCGCCGGCACCAAACCCCCATACACTTACTTCTAACCAAGTATCTTGAGTGTCTACAGACATCAACAAAACACATACACCATCGGGGCATTTGCCGGTAGGGTATGGATCAGCCATTGCCCGAGACATAAGATGATCTGCTCCAACTTGAGCAACAGCTTGATCTTCCCATGCTTCAGCTGCACGTTTGTTAATCCAACCCTTAAGCAACAGAGGATCATCTTTTGCTCTTAAGAACTCATCTCTTATTTTTTCCCAACTTAGCCAGCCGTAAGGTGCATACCATCCGGGCAAATGAAAGCCGGCGGTTTCGCCGTCGCCTTTTGCGGTTGGGATCCATACACCACCAGCCAGCATACTTTGCTTGTGATGTTGTTCTACTTTTTCACCACAGGCGGGGCACTGCAGCCAAACGTCACTATCTTTCGTGTCCCACTTAAAATGCTCGCGCCATCTTAATACTTCATTGCTTCCGCAGCATGGCATTTTTGCAGCGTATTGCCGCCTGTCACTCCTTGTTTCATACTCCCATGTGATTCTGCAAGCACCTCGCGTTCCAGGTGTTGAAGTAATTAGAGTTTTGCGATCAGGGAAGTTAGTCTGCCTTGCTTCTGCGTTCTCAATCGGATCTCCTTTGTCATCAATCTCTAGCGGTAAACTTGACGCCTCATCAACCCATAGGTTTTGCGCTGGCATACCTTGAGCAGCACTGCCACTATTTCCGCCGATGATTGAAAGCAACATATCGCCTTCAAACTCTTTAAGGAACATCGCATTGGCTGCGTCTCTGCTTTTGCTGCTGAGCTGTTTAGCCTTCACGGCAGGCGTATCTGTAAACAGTGGGGTCAAGCGTTGACGGATTTGTCGCTTTGCAAATGATTCAGTCGGGAATACAATCAGAAACGGTGCCGGGTCATGATCTATCGTGCGGCCTAGCCAATTCAATCCGCATTCCGTTTTGGCGCCGGATTGGCTGCCAAATATAAGGATCACGCGTCTTATTTGCTTTTCTCGTGGACTTAGTAAGTCCATAGGCTCCTTCAAGAATGGCACACGATCAGTTCGCCACACGCCAGGCTCTGAACTGCTACGCCTTGTTAAAATGCGCTGCTTATCTGCCCACTCGCTAACTGTTAGCTCAATAGGCGGCTGCACAGCCTCGATAAAGGCACGACGATAAATTGAAGCGCCATCAGACATCTGCCAACCCTCTTAGCGCTTGTTCAATTTCAGTTTGAAGCAAAGTTCTGATTTCCTCTTGGCTTTGCATCACGCATAGCCTGGCTGCGTTTCGCGTCGGAATGATTAGCAGTAGGTCTCGAACTTGCCTCGCTAACCTAGCGGCTTCTTTTTTTACATCAGCCGTCATCACTAGCTCTCCCTTCTCACGCATCACGGCCAAACGTTCTCGCTCGGCTTGATACACTGCTCGCGCTCTTTTAGCTTCCGCCATTGATGGCCCGCCTCCCGTTGGATGCGGTTGCCGCGTATCAACAGGCGCCGGCAAATTAGATGGCGTTGGACCTTGCACGGGAAATCGTGCCGTGTCAGTATTGCCCGCCCATTGAGCATCAGCCAATGGCGGGTCAATCAGCCATCGTCCGTTAATCTTGCGCACAGCTGGTTCAGTCAAGCGGCCCGTCTCGATGGCCTTCAACACAGCCACATGACTTGTACCACGCAAACCATGCGCCTTGCGATGTTCTGCGTACGTTTTAAGGTTCATTTGATTACTTGCGCTGCCAGCATGTCGATCGAGGGGAGCTCGCAGCGGATCGGGGGGAGCTCGGTCCCGACCGAGGGGAGCTCGCAGCGGATCGAGGGGAGCTCGGTCCCGACCGCGGCGTCGAGGCCAGCCCAGGTGAGGTGCAGGGTTGTGGGGCTGGTCATTCGTAATCGATCCCAAACCATTGCCGGCTGATTTCTAACGCCACCCGCTGGGTCATGAACGGGGGGACGCTCATGCCCATCACGTAGCCAGGATCAACACCGCAGAAGTCGTAGTCGTCTGGGAATGACTGCAGCCGAATGATCTCAGCTGCAGAGAGCTTGCGTG